TATTATTATTAGTATTCTGCTTAATAATTCGTAAGAGGAGATGATAGATATAAATCCAGATTTAACCAATAAGCAAAAGCAAGCCTTTAAGTATATGCTAGATGATACTACTACTGAGCTACTTTATGGAGGCGCTGCAGGAGGAGGTAAGAGTTATTTACTATGCGCTTATGCTATTATAAACTGCTTAAAGTATCCTGGAGTAAGAGGCTTAATAGGTAGGAGTAAATTAGATGCTCTTAAAAAGACTACATTACTTACATTCTGGGATGTATGCAGCCAATGGAATATTAAAGCAGGAGAGCATTATACTTATAACGCTCAGAGTAATGTTATAACCTTTTATAATGGCAGTAGTATTATCCTAAAGGATTTATTTTTATATCCATCTGATGCTAATTTTGATAGCTTAGGAAGTTTAGAGCTAACATTTGCCTGCATAGATGAGGCTAACCAGATAACCGAAAAGGCTAAGAATATACTAAGTAGTAGATTAAGATATAAGCTAGATGAGTATGGCCTAATACCTAAATTATATATGTCATGTAATCCAGCTAAAGGATGGGTATATAATATATATAAAGAGAGTAGAGAGGGAATATTACCTAAGCATAAGCAATTTATCCAGGCTCTAGTTACAGATAATAAGCATATTAGTAAGCATTATACTCAGCAGTTAAATAAGCTAGATGAGATAAGTAAGGCCAGATTACTCAGAGGAGATTGGGAGTATGATGATAGTAAAGATGCTCTTATAGAGTATGATGCTATAGTTAATATCTTTAGTAATGTAGTACCTACTGGAGATAAGTATATAACTGCAGATATAGCTCGTTTTGGTAAGGATAAGACTGTAATATATTTATGGAATGGGCTGCAGATAATAGATATAGTAAGTATGGATATGAGTAGTATGGTAGATGTAGCTAATAAGATTAGAGAGATGCAGCAAAGAGAGGGAGTTAAGCTAAGTAATATACTAGTAGATGAGGATGGTGTAGGAGGAGGAGCTAAAGATATACTAAGATGCAGAGGATTTGTAAATAATAGCAGGCCATTAAAGGGAGAGAATTACCAAAACCTAAAAGCTCAATGCAGTTATAAGCTAGCTGATTTAATAAATAGAGGCCAGATAGGAGTTAGTACTAATAGCATTAAAATTAAAGAGGCTTTAATCCAGGAGCTAGAGCAGATAAGGAGGATTAATATAGATAAGGATGGTAAGCTATCTATACTAAGTAAGGATAAGATAAAGGATTTAATAGGGCGCTCTCCAGATTACTCTGATGCTTTAATGATGCGCTGCTATTATGAGCTGGGAGTAAGTACTGGTAAGTACTCAGTACGCTAAATATTAAATAATAGTAATTTATATTTATAATAAATGAGAATAGTAAAGCTAAAAATAGATGATAAGGTTACAGAGTTTAAACTACCTACAAGCTGGGACGAGGTAAGTTTAAGCCAATATACTCAATTAATGTTATCTATAGAAAAGGATGGTATAAGTGAGATAGAGTTAATGATTAAGAGCCTAAAAGCGTTAGTAGGTATAGATGAGAGCCTACTAACTAAAGTACCAATAAAGCAGCTTAGAGAGGCTTATAATCAGTTAGGAGAGTTAATTAGTACTAATCCTAATAATGAGTTAAGTAGAGTAGTAGAGATAGATGGTATTGAATACGGATTTATACCAGATTTTGATGATTTTACTTTAGCTGAATTTGTGGATTTGGATAATTATCTGCAGGATAGCTGGAATAATATGAGTAAGATATTTGCAGTATTATATAGGCCAGTAAATACTAGGAAGGATAATAAATATACTATAGATACTTATACTTTAAAAGATATAAGAGATAGGAGAGAGTTGTTTAATGAGAGGCTAAGTATAGATACTATTTATGGCGCTCTGGTTTTTTTTTGCGATATAGGGAGGAAACGCATAGAGCATATGCGCTTATCTTTGAAGAACCAAAGAAAGAGCCAGAACACTATGCAAACGATAAAGAAAAAGGAGAGAGTATAGGAAGTAAATACGGATGGTACTGCCTTATACATAGGATGGCTAATGGAGATTTATTAAGAATGGAGGAGGTAACTATGCAGCCAGTAAATAGCGCTTTAAACTGGCTATCTTATACTAAGGATGTAGAATTGAATGAGGTTTAATATAATATAAAATGGATAAAAATATAAATGCTAGTTATAATAACGTAATAGATGCTTTAAAATGTGTAGCTATTACCCATGGGATGGTTAATAATGTTAGCTCTGGTACTGTAGATGAGGTAGATATTTCTGCTAACTCTGTATATCCTTTAGTACATATAGTACCAGGTAATGTAACTGCAGGAGTTAAGCAGATTACTTTTGAGTTTAATATATTAGCTATGGATTTAACTATGAATAATGATGAGCCTGGCTCTATAAAATTAGATTATTATCCAGATAATGAGCAGCAGGTATTAAGTGATACTATGCAGATATTAATAGATATTATAGCTCAGTATAAAAATGGTTTAATGTTAGGAGTACAACAGAATGATGGTATTTTTGGACAAAGTGATGATAAGGATTTTACTTTAGAGCCATTCACTGAGCGTTTTGATAATGTAGTATCTGGATGGAATTGCTCATTTAGTATTACAGTACCAGGTACTTACTTTGCATGTAATAGCTTTAATGAAACTGCAGAAGATACTGGAACGCCTCCTAATGGTAACTGGATATTCACAGATAATGGGAATGTTAGATGTAGAGCATTTGTTAATGCTCCTAAAGAGGATAACCCTATAGTAATGCCTATAAAGGAAACTATAGTACCTTAATTAACTGCACAGTAAAGTGCATACCTAATAGGTAGGATAAGTAGTTAGTAATGAGTAAGATGTAGAGGTAGTAAAAATAAAAGTGCATAGCAAACTGCATATAACAAGAATGATAGTAATAAAGGATTAGATTTTAATGAGTGATTTTAAAAATACTGAGATAGCTTTTAAAAAGTTTGGTGCTAATGTTATACATAGAGCTAGATTTTATTTAAAGAGGCGTAAGATAAATACTAAAAAAAGTACTCTATCTGATAGCCTTAGCTTTAATGTAAAAGTATATCCATCTGGAGCGTTAGAGATGGATTTTAGTGCAGTAGATTATTTTCCTTTTGTTGAGGAGGGTAGGCTACCTGGTAAGATGCCTCCTAGTAGTGCTATAGCTAAATGGATTAAGGATAAACCTATTAAATTAAGAGATAGTAAAACTGGTAGATTTAAGAGTAAAACTAAGGCTAATATAAACTCTGCAGCATTTGGTATAGCTATGAGTATAAAGACTTATGGAATTAAACCTACATACTTTTTTAGAGATGCCTTTAAAATGCATAGAAACAGATTAGCTCCAGAAATAATAAAAGCGTATGGTACTGATAGCGCTAAGATGTTAAAAAATATATTAGGTAATGAATACACAAAATAAATAATTATGGCTTATACAATAACTCAGCAACCTGCTTTTACCGCTATGCCATCTGGTACGGATTGGATTTATACATTGTACGACAGTGTACATTCTAGTAAATATAAGTTTAAATACTTAGTACAAGTTTATGGAGGCTCTAGTCTTACTTATATTGGGCTTTTTAAATTTTCTGCTAATGCTACAGATAGAGGGATTATTAATATAAGTGATATACTAGAGCAGTATAATAGCTCTACAAATTTAGGGAGTGTCTGGACTGGTATTGAGAGTAAGTTTAAAGAAGTAGTTAATGTAGCTGGGACTGAGTGTCCTATACACTGTATAGACAGGCTTAGTTTAAATACTAATAGCGCACAGAAAATACAATTAAAATTTGGTGTAGAGTACTCTAACTATGCTACTGTATCTCCTACTCAGTATTTAGGGCAAATTACAGTAAATAATTTATTTGCTTTTAATGCGGTAGCTTATAATAATGAGGATAAAAATGTATCTGGAAATTACGGCCTAGATATAGATGACTGGAATAATAAAAGTTTCTACTCTTTAGATAGTAATAGCTACCTACTAACAGATGCTCCATCTGATAGTACTAATGGGCAATTTATAGGAGATAATGATTATGCTACTCTAGCCTTTTTAGCAGGAGATTTTGGTGTGGTTGCTCCAGCACCTACTACATACAATATTGCTTTTTTTGATGCTGCAGGTGGTAATACTGGCTCTACTATTAGTACTACAGTAAATGCAGGTAATGGAGGTAAGGATATGAATGGCGTAACTGGGATAACAAATGGAGAGTATCATTTACAATTTATAGGCGTAGGAATAGCTAATTTAAAAGGTGCTGGTTTTACTATACCTTCTGACTGGGCAAGCTATTCAGTAACATTATTTAATAATACCGCTGGCGTGCTTCAAGTAAGCAGGCCTTATAATTATTTTAAGCAGGATGCAGACTGCAAAGGATTTGAAAAGATAAGACTAACCTGGCTTAATAAATATGGAGCATGGGATTATTATAATTTTACTAAAAAAAATACATCCAGTACAAAGATTAAAAGAGTTTTATATGATACAGTTAAAGGTAATTATAATGGTAGTACATTTACTAAGTATGGATATGATAGAGGTAATACTACGTTAAATAATAGTGCAGTAGAAACTATGAGCCTTAACTCTGATTGGTTTAGAAATGATGAGGAGGCTGCCTGGCTAGAGCAGTTATTTATATCTCCAGAGGTTTATATATTAAAAGGATATGATGTTACAGATACCGCTCCAGCTGATTATGGTAATTACATGATACCAGTAATAGTAACAGATAGTAGATATGATAAATATACTGAGGCTAATGATAAGGTAGCTCAATATAATTTAGATATAGAGTATGCTATAGATAAAAGAATACAGAGAGGATAATATGAATAATCAACAATTAATAGCATATCCTCAGTTGGCAGGTTTTTTTAGTTCTGATGAGGTTATATTAGATTTATTTACTAATGAGCCTATACCATTGACTTTAAATGTAGATGATTTTACTAATGCAGCAGAGGCAGATGCTAGTTATTCTAAGGGTTTTGATATACCAGGTACTAAAAAGAATAATAATTTTTTTAATAGTATTTATAATATTACCTCTAGTAGTTATTTTAATACACATATAAAAACTACAGTAAAAATAAAGGAAAATACTTTAAATATTTTCGATGGGTATTTACAGTTAAATGATATATCTAATAAAAATGGAGTAATAACTTATAATATAACTATATACTCTGAGGTAGTAAATCTAAAAGATAGTATAGGTAATAAAATCTTTAGAGATTTAGATTTATCAGAGCTAAATAATGTTTATAGTAAAACTAATATTATTAATAGCTGGACTGGAGTACTAGCGTTAGATAATCCTTTGCCTACTAATACTTTTGCAGGTACTACTGGAGATACCACTACAGATGTATTGAAATATCCAATGGTAAACTGGGCTAAAGTTAATATTGTAAGCTCTCAAGTATCTATAACTGGTAATGTTATAGATTATTTTAGGCCCTGGGTAAATGCATTATATCTATTGAGAAATATATTTTTTGATGC